ATGGACACTATCATACACTAGCCCCTCTCCCTGAGGAGATATTATTTCTCTTGACTAAGCAGTCTTCAACATCATACCTTTAACAGCATGCCTTATACGAGGAATTGAAGCCACCGTTGAAGCGAAAGTGAGTTCACTGACATTCTTTTGAAGCTTTTGCATACGGGCCAAACCAGTGAAATATTTGGGATCCATAACTCTCTCTTTCTTACGCGAGCCTAAGCGGAACGCACTTAAGCGTTTGGGGTCACAACATTCTCGAAATCCCAACGGGAAGGATTCGATATACCCAAGGACTATCTCCACTGGGTCTGCCTCACCAGTTTCGTAAGGCCGATACCTCTCAGGACATCCCAACCCCTGCATTATCTTAACAGGAAGTCTCCACACGCCACTTTCTTTCCAGCTGCGTGATAGATACTCGATAGTACTTAAATCGTGATTAACATCACATTTCTCAGGATTAACTATTGCTCCGAAATTACGGAGATAGTATGCACTCATCTCTACCATGAACTCATCATCACAGAAATGATTAGAGAAGTTCACGTTGTCATCACCCATGACATTTAAGCCATAGTGTTCAATGCCAACATCGCAGAAGAATGCTTCCATCATAAGACGATTGACGACCGAATCGATTATATTCGTCCACATACTACCAGATGGAACACCATCATGAACCTTCACCAATTCTCCTGTCATAGGGTCATATATGGATTTATTAACAAATGAGTTAACCATAATGTCCCAACCAACAGAATCAAAGGTTTTATCATTCTCAAACATCACCTTAATGCATTCAAAAGCTTTGAATATCATAAAGGCAGGAATACTCGCATCAAAATGTGACATATCAATGGTAAATGAATACCTATACCACTTTTTGTACTCCTTCAAAATGCGAGAAATCTGTGAGTCACTCTTTCCACCAGCATACCATGCAATCTTAGCGAATTGTTCCTGCACTGGTTTTTGCCACTGGCTCTCCAGAAGTGTCTGTAGGATATCAACAATCCATACAAGGCGAGTCTTGTATTTAATCTTTGAGATATCCCTCTGGCCTGCCGAATCATAAGGTCCCTTCGCTTGAGTTCTGAAACCTGGCAGAGCCGGTAAATCGTAATTACCCGTCTTACGCGACCTAGAATCTAGTTCAGTCAAAAGAGAGAGTAGCACCTCGCCATCCCAGTCTGATTTGTGAGGTTTACTGTATAAATCACCAGTAAATCCCGCTGCCGCACTGGGGTTAGAGATGTTCCGTACCACATCCTCGCCACTCGAGAAGTGGAGCTGTGTGCACCTGTACTCGCGAAGTTCATTCTTAAGTACCTGTACCGCGGCATCAAGTGATGGCAACCAATGTTTTTGAACATGACGTTGCTTGAACAATTGGATTGCCTCGGAAAGCATTTTCGGGTCATAGTGGTTCGCCGAAAAGCCTATGTCCCTCCACCAAGACCATTCACGCTCGAATAGTACTCGATATCTGGGTTTGAGTAGTCCTAAGAAGATTTTTACCGTCTTCTTATCCCAAATTTGCTTGCCTGACCAGGGCCTTCTGATTCTATTCAGCCTTGACTGAATATTCGCAAAGTTGGGGGATCCCAGTAGATCCATCGCGGTTTTGCTTTCGACTGGATTTGCTATCACAGCCAAGTCCTCC